GACAGTGTTTGATAATAAAGAGCTGCTTAAAAGCGATCCGAATTACCTCGCCGCGCTGGCATCGCTTCCAAAGGCGGAACGTGAGGCGCTGCTGTATGGGGATTGGGATAGCTTTTCGGGGCAGGTATTTGAAGAGTTCAGGGATAATCCATTGGGATATGAAACCCAGCAATACACGCACGTCATTAAACCGTTCCGAATCCCCGCAGACTGGGCGATATACCGGGGCTTTGACTTTGGTTATGCAAAACCGTATTCAGTCGGCTGGCATGCCGTGGATCATGATGGATGCATCTACCGCATCAAAGAAATGTACGGCTGCACGGGAGAGCCGAATGTAGGCGTCAAGATAGCGCCGAACGAGATAGCCAGACAGATCCGCGAGGTGGAGCAGGCGGATCCAATGCTAAAAGGACGCAAAATCATCGGGATAGCGGATCCGTCTATCTATGATAGGTCACGCGGGGAATCGATCGCGGAAATGATGGAACGAGAAGGAATCTACTGGTCACCGGGCGATAACACCCGCCTCGCCGGTAAAATGCAGTATCACTATCGACTTGCGTTCGACTCAAATGGTCGGGCGATGTTTTACGTGTTTGATACCTGCAAGGACTTCATCCGCACGATTCCGGCATTGGTATATGACGAGCATAACGTAGAGGATATAGACACGACCCAGGAGGATCACATCTACGATGAGTGTCGTTATGTCCTCATGGAGCATCCGATTGCCCCGCGTCAGAGTATTGTCCAGGAGATACCGCAGGAGGATCCGCTGGATTTGTACAAACAGAAACGTCTTGTATTGAGAGTATAGGAGGAAATCATGGAAGAAAAAGTGATACAGACCAAAATAGGAGAGGAAGAAGCAAGAAAAGCACTTGCTATTCTGGAAAAGTACAAACAGGGAAAGAAATCCCTGGATGAAAGATTGATTGATAATGAACAGTGGTGGAAGATGCGCCACTGGGATCGGTTTAAAAAGAAAAATAAGAACGGGAATGCAATCGAACCGGCCAGCGCATGGCTGATCAACTCACTCATCAATAAGCACGCTGATTTTATGGATAATTATCCAGAAGCGAATATATTGCCGCGTGAGGAGTCAGACAAAGAAACAGCCAAGATTTTATCAGATGTTATTCCGTTTATCATGGACCGGAACGAGTACACTGCAGTCTATTCAGAAGCGACCTGGCAGAAAATCAAAATGGGAACGAGCATTTATGGAGTGTTCTGGGATGCTCACAAGGAGAACGGTCTGGGCGATATCTCAATTAAAAAATGTGACCCGCTCAAAATGTATTGGGAGCCGGGAATTGATAAAATCCAGGAATCCAGGAACCTGTTTTATCTGAATGTTATGGATAACGACCTGATTGAACAGGAATATCCACAGATGCAGGGAAAACTGAATGATACCTTGATTAGTGTCCAGGAGTACCTGAATGATGATTATGTCGATACAACCGGGAAATCATTAATCATTGATTGGTATTACAAGAAAACAGTTTCCGGTATGTCCGGAGATGTGCCGGTTATGAAAACAGTGCTGCATTATTGTAAAATCTGTAATGGAACCGTACTCTATGCATCGGAGAACGATCCAAAAATGGCTGACGGTTGGTATAAACATGGACAGTATCCGTTTGTGTTCGATCTCATGTTCCCGATTGAGCACAGTCCTTTCGGCTTTGGATATCTGGATATAATGAAAGACTGCCAGGAGTATATTGACAAATTGGGCCAGTCAATTTTGCAGAATTCGATCGCAGGTTCCAGGCCGCGGTATGCGTGCAAAGACAGCTCCGGATTCAATGAGGAAGAGTTTTCGGACCTGTCGAGGGATATTGTGCATTATAACGGGTCCAAAGAAGACATGTTGCCTCTTACAGTGGCATCTCTTCCAGGCATCTATTATCAGGTTTACCAGGGGAAAATCGAGGAATTAAAAGAGACTTCCGGAAACCGTGACTTTTCACAGGGCGCGACAGCTTCCGGAGTAACGGCAGCTTCCGCGATTGCGGCACTGCAGGAGGCAGGCAGTAAGCTGTCAAGGGATATGATAAACGGCTCTTATCAGGCTTTTCAGAGTGTTGTAAATATTGTTCTGGAACTCATCAGGCAGTTTTACACCGCGCCCCGTGTCTTCCGTATCACGAATGACACGGGGGAGAATTTCGTATCATTCGATAACTCCGGTATGCAAGCCCAGGAGATGGAAGTGGGATTTACAGGCATGATTGCGGAGCGTAAGCCTGTATATGACATCAAAGTACAGGCACAGAAAGCAAGCCCGTTTACAAAGATTTCCCAGAACGAACTGGCTAAAGAAATGTACAATCTAGGCTTCTTTAATCCGCAGTTAGCTGATCAGGCACTGGCTTGCCTCGAAATGATGATGTTTGACGGCAAAGAGGAAGTTATGCGGAAGATTGCACAGAATGGAACCATGTATCAGCAGATGCAGCAGATGCAGAACACTATGAGCCAGATGGCAGCAGTGATCGCCCAGAGCACCGGCGATACGCGCCTGTTAGATGCAGTGGGCTCAATGGGACCGGGAGAGCAGCCGATTGTGTCCGGTGGCAGCAGCAAATCCACCCAGCTTGGTGCGATGGGGAATGCAACCAGGGAAGCAGCCAGTTCGACCGCTGGGAAAGCACGGGAACGCGCAGCGAAGGCGGCAACGCCAAAGGGGGCAGAATAATGACGAAAGTAATCGAACGACGGGAAAATGAAGTGATTGATTTCATTATCGACGGACACGCGGAGAAAGTGAACCCGGATGAGGGGAATATCCTTTGTGCAGCGGTGTCGATGCTGGGGCAGACCTTACTCGAGTGTTTGTGGCGGATGGATGCCAATGTGCGGACGGAAAGCCGGGACGGACATATAGCAGTCAGGTTTTATCTAGATGATAAAAATTCGGAAGAAATTGAGAATCTTTTGAAATTCACAAAAACCGGCTTTTGCCTTTTAAAATCAAGGTATCCGGAGCGGTTTGACCTAGTGGGAGATTTTGAGTTTTGATTATGTAAAAATATAAGCATAGGCACGCCGGAGAGACGGCAGGAGACACCGGAGAGACGGATGACACGCCGGAAAGACGGTAGGAGACGTTGGAGAGACAACTGGCACGCCGGGAAGACGGTAGATAGACACGCCGGAAAGACGGTAGAAAGGAAATGGGAAAATGAGAAGATTGAACCTGAGAATGTTTGACGGAGAAGGCGGCGGAGAAGGCAGCGCGGCGACCGGAGCGGAGGCAGCAGCCCCAGAGACAACCGAGGGGCAGCAGGCAGAACAGACGCCGGAAGAACGTGAAAAGGCATTTAATGACATGATTAACGGCGACTTCCGCGATCTGTTCGATGCGAGAATGCAAAAGGCAATCAAGGAGCGCGTCGGCGAGGTGAAACAGCTTCAACAGCAGCTTCAGCAGCAGAACGATGTTATCGGGCTGGTTGCAAAAAAATATGGCATATCTACAGACAAGATGGGCGATATTCGCGAAGCTCTGGAAAGTGACGATGTATTCTGGGAAGAAGCCGCTGCGGATCAGGGCATGACAGTAGACAGCTATAAGAAAATGGTGAAGCTGGAGGCGGAGAATGAAGCCTTACATAAAGCCAGAGAGGAAGCTGAGCGGAAGAATCAGAAAGATGCGGTGTTCCAGAAGTGGGATCGGGAAGCAGAAGAACTGAAACGGATGTATCCGCAGTTCGATCTGCAGAGCGAGATCCAGGACAAGCGTTTTCTTGACCTGATGGGTGCGGGAATTGACATGCGTACAATTTACGAAACACTCCATCACGATGAGATTCTTCCGGCACTGATGCAGCAGACAGCCAAGGCGGCAACCAAACAGCAGGCGGCAGCAGCCCGGAGTGGGCAGATGCGCCCGGCTGAAAATGGAATGTCAAGCCGACCGGCAGCGCAGACCGTAAAGGATCCAGCGAAGATGACCAAGGAAGAGCGCCAGGAATATGCCCGTCGAGCAGCCAGAGGGGAGATCATCACATTCAGAGATTAGGAGGATATGATGGAAACAGCAATTAAATTAAACCTTCGGTTATTTGATGATGTAACAAACACCACTGGTTCGACCGGTACAGGAAACGAACTCAGTCATGAGATGAAGACGTACTATGACAAGACCTTGATTGACATTGCGGGTCCGCGTCTGGTACACGATCAGTTCGGACAGAAACGACTGATCCCGAAAAACGGCGGTAAAACAATCGAGTTTAGAAAGTACACCCCGCTCAGCAAGGCACTAACCCCGCTGACTGAGGGCGTAACCCCGGAAGGCAACAAGCTGGATGTCAGCATCGTGACGGCGACCGTCAAACAGTACGGTGATTATATCAGACTGTCTGATATGCTGCTTATGACAGCGATCGATAACAACCTGGTGGAAGCCATGAAACTCTTGGGCGATCAGGCTGGTGCCACTCTGGATACTGTAACCAGAGAAGTCCTCAATGGCGGAACGAATGTACAGTATGCAGAGGGACAGACCGCATCGAGAGCCACTTTAACCCAGAACATGAAACTGACCGTCAAGGCGGTTAAGATGGCAGTCAGAGCGCTGAAAAAACAGAACGCTCCGAAGATTGACGGCTGGTATGTCGGAATCATCCACCCGGATATCGCCTATGACCTCACGGAGGATGAGGAGTGGAAAGATTGGCACAAATACACCAAGCCGGAAAACGCTTACCAGAACGAGATCGGAGAGATTGGCGGCGTCCGTTTTGTAGAGTCCACCGAAGCGAAGATCTTTGCAAAGGCAGGGGCTACGGGAACAGGAAGCGATAAGATCGACGTATACTCAACGCTGATCCTCGGTGCGAACGCATATGGAATCACGGATGTTGAGGGCGGCGGTCTTGAAACGATTGTAAAACAGCTTGGTTCCGGTGGTACAGCCGATCCGCTGAACCAGAGAGCAACAGCCGGATGGAAAGCCACCAAGACGGCGGAACGTCTGGTAGAACAGTACATGGTGCGTATTGAGACAGGAAGCACATTCTCGGAAGGAAAGGGGAACTAAATGGCAGCGAAGAAATGACCGAAGAAGTAAAGGTTGGGGAGACAACCGAAGAGGTAAAAGCCGAAGCAAAACCGGAGGAGAATCCGGATGAGCGTGTAAACATCTACCTGATGCGAGACTCTGACAAGTACAAGGGGGATGTCTTTGTGCAGGTGAATGGTGTGGGATACATCATCCAGCGCGGAAAGAACGTAAAAGTTCCGAAAGCGGTTGCTGAGGTGCTGCAGAACTCCCAGGAACAGGACTCCAGAACAGCGGAGCTCATCGACCAGGAAACGGAAAAATTCGAAAATGGTTTGAAGATGCTGATCTAAACCGGACGGGATGCGTGCGCAAACACGCATCCTGTTTTGAAAAAGGAGGAAGAGATGATAACGATTGAGAATAGACAGATGTTGATTCCACGCGGAGAAGAGATAATCGGAACCAGCGCGGACAACCTGTGTGACACCAGAACATTCTCACTCCCGCGCATATCTGCCACCCTTTTAGATTTGTCCGCTCTGAAATTCTTCCTCGATTTGGAATACGCCGACGGAACCAAGGACACGGATTCTTTGCAAGCAACATATGAGGAAGATCGCATTCTGCTCCTGTGGCAGATTCAGAATACACAGCTGCGCGTTCCTGGCGCGGTCTTTATCGCGCTCCGCGGATATGATGATACCGGGACGATGCGATACACATCATATAAGACACCGGTATACGTAGAGGATGCAATCAACACCCCGGAAGGAAAACCGGGCTTGAGTGAGTTTGAACGCCTGGAAAAGGAACTGAATGCAGGTCTTGAGAAGGCTGACACCGCCACGAAAAAAGCAGATACGGCGGCAGGACTGGCGAACTCAGCAGCAACCAGAGCGACAACGGCAGCAGAAGAAACGGAAAAACTGCGTGAGAACATTGCGGGAAAACTAGACCGTGGAGAATTAAAAGGAGATAAGGGAGATAAAGGCGAAAAAGGAGATACTGGTCTGCAGGGACCGCAAGGCATCCAGGGCGAAAAAGGAGATACCGGTCCGCAAGGATCTCAGGGAATCCAAGGAGTGAAGGGGGAGAGCGGTGTCATGGTTCCGGCATCGGGGATGTTTTCGCTCTATCTGGATCCGGAAACAGGAAATCTCTATGCAGATTATCCGGATGGAGAGAAGCCGCCAGCATTCCATTATGATTCGGAAACAGGGAATCTCTATTACCTTACAGGAGAGGATGTGAAAAACGATGGCTAGGATTTTAATTGGAAATATCAAAGGACCGCAGGGACCACAGGGAATCCAGGGAGAGACTGGACCGCAGGGCTTACAGGGAATCCAGGGAGAGACTGGCCCACAGGGAACGCAAGGCATCCAGGGCGAAAAAGGAGATACCGGTCCACAGGGACCGCAGGGCATTCAAGGACCGCTTCCGCCACTGATAGCAAATTATCTTGCTACGGAATCCGGAAAAGCGGCATTGGATGCGATTGTGGGGAAACTGCTGGATGAGAGATTGACGGCAGCGGAGAAATCACTTACTCAGTTAAATAGTGACATGCGAGTTGTAGTAAAGCATCGTAACAATATTGATAATGTATATGTGCAAGTTTATAAAGGGGATCAAAGATATTTTCTGCAAATTATTTTCAATATTGAAGGAAAAAAGAAAACCTTAACCCTTGCCGAATTTACACTTTGATTCCAACTATTTAACTTGAGTTTTTAACAACGCAGCTTCTAATCGTAATTTAACTGAGTAATAGAGGGGCGAAATGTTCACAGTAAAGAAAAATAAGATCGAAAATGGACACGATTGCTGGGGAAGAAGTGAATTCGATAATGTGTATGATGTTTATCACAATAACGAATTTGTATGTCGTATGATGAGCGATCCAACAGAATTAATCAACAAAGTTAATAACATCGTAAAAAAGGAGGAGAGTCCAATGAATAAATACATCGGAACAAAAATGATTGAAGCGGAACCAATGACGAAGGGAGTTTACAACGAAAGTAGAGGCCGAGCTGTTCCAGGGGATCCGAACGATGCGGGATATCTGGTAAAGTACCAGGATGGTTACGAGTCATGGAGCCCGAAGGAAGTATTTGATAAGGCTTACATGAAAGTAGATGATAATACAGATCTTCCGTCTGGTGTCAGCATCGGACAGAAGATGGTAGATGAGTTTATTGCCTACACGGAGACGAAAACGATGGGAACAAAAACCACAGTGGTGCGCTGTGTTCTCAGAAATGGTTTTGAAATCGTGGAGTCAACCGGATGCGTCGATGAAAAAAACTATTCTGAAAAAATCGGGTACGAAATCTGTATGGAACGAATCAAAAATAAAATCTGGGAACTTCTGGGCTTTCTGCTTCAGATGGCGTGGAATGGAATCCAGTAGGGAGGAGAGGGTAAGATGGATAAATTAGTGTTAAAAGATGGGACAAAAATTGACCTGGTGGCAGGAGCATCTCTAGGCGCGCTTCAGATTGAGAGCGAGAGTCGGGAGACTATGCTGGAGATTTGGAAAAAGCTGACAGACGAAAATCTGAAATCGATCCAGATCGAAACGTCAGACGGTC